AGTCCCATCAGATTGCTGCGATTCATACTCTCGGACAATATTTTTTAGAAAACCCGTCAAATTTTCCATTAATTCAACCTGTGTCATTAACGTCCTCCAAATTTCCCATAACGGTATGAAACTTCATGTAAAAATCTTTGATTCAATGTTTTTTCTGCAAACGGGGCAATCACACTCATTGAGCGTTCTGCTGAAAACATCTGCGGAACACTGGGACCATGAGGTATGCGCAAAGGATAACGCATACTTAAATTTTTGCGCTGCATAGCTCCAACATAGCCTTTCAATGAAGAACCAATAAATAAACCTGGAACCGGTTTGGGTTTATTTTTTTTCATTACTTGCACCCTTACTGGCCCTTTCTTATATGCCCGTACTCTAAAAGCAGTGATCAACGGTGCTTGCCCTATAGAACTGATCATTCCAGTAAGCTTTAACCGAGAA